TTATCAGCGTTCAGTCAAGGTTGGCGGCGGATATGGTAAAATACAATCGGTTACTGTCTGCGGAAAGCAGGAAAATACGAATCGTTTTACATTAGTCGAAAGGATATTGGTAGCTTTGCGAGGTGAGCTTTACTGCTATGAGCATCTAAGCATCGCCTGCGCCATAATAACGCATATTCATTATCGGTAGGCGTAAGCAGTGCAATAATAGATTTCGGGCAGTCGCATTCCCCCGGAAACATTGTTTCATCCATATCCTTATAACCGAAGTTAAGATAATCCCTTTTAAAGGTTGCAGTTGCGAAGATTGCACCGAAAACCTTTTGTTTATCGGGCGGCAGGTCTGCAAACTGACTTTTTCCGTCAGCATTTTCGCCGCAATACTGTTTTAATTTTCTTACGGCAGCATAGTATACTCCGCCTACCATAGTCGATTTTAAAATCTCGTATTGACCTTCGTTCAGTCCCTCTGTAAAATATGCGTCGCATTCCGCCTTACGGTATATATTGCCGTTCGGATAATAATGTGACGCTTTTTGCCAAGTCCAGCCCATTTTTTGCTCCTTTTTAATATATTTTTTATGTTTCAATATCCACATACTCGCGGATTATTTCCAAAGCCTTTTCGTAATCGTCCGCCCTTAAAACTCTTTTCTTCATTTCGGCAATATATTTGTCACCGTTATGAATATTGTACCGCTTTATGGCGTTTGCGGCGCTTGCCAACACAACAAAAATATTACCGTCCGGAGACTCAAGGTTTATGCGGATTTTAGGCTTACTCTGACATTCATACATTGCTAATCCTCCTTTGGCACAATAATCAGCTTGCCGTTAATCTTTATAAACACCTTCGGTGTTTTGAATAATTCGGAGTATTTCCGTATCAGCTCATCGGGCAGGCTTGAAAAATCCGGTCTGTCCGGTGGAGCATAGCAAATAAAGAAATCGCCTGCGATTATGTCTTCTATTTTGCCGTTTTCATTGTATACAACGCGGTTAAATTCCAGCCCGTCAATCTTGCCGGTATCATTCAGAATTATTACCGAGCCGTCATCAAACGGACTGTAAGCGCTTATTATTCCGCCTACCAGCCTTTGCATTTCTTTGAGCGTATGCTTGATTTCTATTACCTGCGGCTTTTTCCCAACTTGTATGTATAATACTTTCATCTTTTCGTTCATACTGAAATTCCTTTCTTTTTTACATTCTGTTTTGCTGTTTCCATTCCGAAAAACCGGCAGGTCCGCTTTCGCGTAATTCACTGCCCTGATGATTAAAAATCCAATCTGCAAGGTAATTCAGATATGCCTGTTCAGCGTCGGTTTCATCTTCATCGGCAATAAAGGCATCTTCTAAAAAAATCCGGCTTTGCTCCAGCCATCCCATTTCATTTTCAAGATAGGAAATCGGACCGTCATCAATTTCTTGAAATGCTGTATCATCATCCACTTCAATCAATGCGATTATTTTTCTTCTCATATTTTCCCTCCAAAACAGGCAGGGAGAAAATCTTAATTTTTCCCCCCTGCCATATTACGAACATATTATGCTTTTTGATTTTTATTTTCTTCTTCGGTTAGTGTGATAATTTCGGTAACAGCACCGTTTTCGTCGATTTTTCTCTCAACCGTCATTTACCCCATACTCCTTAGAGATAATAAGTCTTGTCTATGGGAATACTCTTGATTTCGATTTTTGCGTCTTTGAAAGCTTCCTCAATAGCGGTCGTGAAAGAAAATGCGTAGGCACTTCCCGTTTTATCAATATACGCCTCAAACCAATCCTCAACGGTCTTTACCGCACCTTCAAGCGTTTCCTCATTCGTATCGGCAGGAATAACACAAGTCATTATGTTATGGCCAGTCGCATTTTGCATAAACCGTATAATAATGCCGGGGTGTACCGTTACACCGTCGTATTTCATATCGGTTTGAATATACTTTAAGATATCCCCGATAGATACTCGCGACAGCTCGATTGCACAGCGTATAAGCTCTGCGCTGAACTCCGGCGTCATAATAGAGTTTGCAGGCGTTTCCTTTAATATCTGCGCGCAAACCTCGTCGGCATTCACATTTTTAAGATTGTTAATACCGACACCAATTACATGGTCAATTGCCATACGCAGCATAAGCCCGCCGTACTTTTCGCGGATTGCTTTTATTTGCTCTTTCATCTGATTAACCTCCGTTTCAAGCCAATAAACACCAGACTTTAAATTTTAATATGTGTTTTTACATCTGATACACCGATAAGTTATATTATCTGAATCGACCCTTTCCAGCATACCTCCGCATACAGGGCAATGATTATCCGCCGTTACAAATCCCAGCCTTTCCAAAGTCTGTTTCATTGTTTCGGATTTTTCGCCGTAAAGATCATTGTCCCGTACATTATCCCAATGCCAGTCGCTGTAATCATTTTCGGGATTTTCCCATTTCAGCAGTTCGGTATCATCGTTCCAACAACCTCTGAAAAAATCTTTTATTTCTTCATCTGTTTTGAGCAGCCGACCCATCCAAGTCTTGTCGGCGGATTCCGATTTTAAACTGTCATTAAAGGCATTCGAATTATTTAAGCAATCCTTTAGAAGTTCAAAATCGTATTTTGCCATTTCGTCAAGAGTATAAAGATAATTTTCTTCCTTTACCCCTTTCCAATTGCAAACAATGCCTATAAGCATAATTTAAACACTCCTATTCATTAAAATTATCCGGCACTCTGAACCAGCGGTATTCTTCATAAGGTACTAAATCCTTTGAAACATCACAGCAGCTCACAAGCACATAATTTCCCTTATGTGAAAGCGCCTTTTCCGTTTCCTGGAGCTTAAAACTGCCATACGGTCTGCGGTTAAGGTAAAGTGCTCTTTCAATCTGCGGCAACAGCGGTTTCAAGCAATCAAGTATATAGCACTCACCGAGCACCAATTCAAGATACGCCTGCGCGCTGTATATCTTCCCGCTTTTCAGTACGCCTTTAGTTTTCTTTCTTCTCATTTTTAATTACTCCTATCAGTTTCTTTTAAAACATCCGATTTAGCATCAGAATCAAAACTTATCCCTATAAGCCAAAGCGCGTTTTGGGTAGCATAACATTCTTGCCAGCGCGCACCTAACGCAATGCCGAGCAGCATTGAAGATAAACGCATACCTATAAATTTCGCACTGTCGCTGTCTTCGGGTATGCTGTCCTCGGTCGTTTTGTCGTCCGCCTTAACAAATTCAAGCAGCGTTTTAAGCTCCGCAACACTTAACCGCCTGTTCATTATTCGTACAGACCAGTATTCCGCATCCTCAAATGCGGCACAGCACACTGTTTTTCCCTTTAAAATCTTAGCTAAAGCTTTTTCTATGTAATGCGAAACCTCGTACCATTCAAGTTTGACGGACGAATATAAATTATTTTGCATTTTAAGATTCCCCCTTTTATCAGGCAATCTTCTGTTGACCCCAGCGAATGTACGAGCGTCCGTTTTCATCCTTTTCCTTACACATAATTTGGGATATAAGGTTATAGTCTACTCCGAACTTCTCATATATTTCGTCAAGGTCGGTCTTTTTGCCCTTCATAAACAAATTAAGCTTTTCCTTGCACATAACCATTTGCAGCAGATTTGCCTCTATACTGTCCTCGGCGGTCACAAAGTAAATGTCCTTGTAATCCTTTGAGGTATAGCGTATAAACCGCATATAAAACTGGCTCATTTTAGCGTTATTGTAATGCAGCTCCGGCAGAAACACCTTATTGACATACTCAAAGTTAACGCTTGAGGGCAGGCTTTGCTGTGTGCAAAGCAAAATGCCGTTTCCGCTTTCTTTAAGCGTTTTACGCAGCTTCTTACGGTTTGCAAAGGTCATTTTACCCGTCACCGTAAACAGTGCTCTGTCGGGAAATTCCTGTTCCAAAGCCTCTTTATACATTTGAAGAACATCTAAGTGTCTGACCCCTATTGCAACAATCTCATCACCGAAATCCGATACCATATTTACTACTTCGGATATTTTGGTGGGCGTTCCACCTGTATACTCTTTTAGTGTATTCGGCGCCGCGCTTATCTTCATAAGCATAGATATTTGCTGTAAAATAACAAGTGCGCTGTCCTTACGGGAATTGCCCGTACTTCCGAAGTATTCATCCTTTAGCTTGTAAAACTCTTTCATTGCGATTTCGTATATCTCTCTTTCCTCTGCCGACATTTTTACAGGCACTTGATGAATCCTGCGTATTTCCTTTCCGACAACCTCCTCAAAGGTTCTTGTAATTACAGTCTTACCGAGCAGCTCGTCAAGAACATCCGAGTTATAAATATCCTGCGTCATTTTCTCAATTCCGAAAACCGTAGCCTTGCCCGGCAGGTGCGACGCCTTAAAAAGATTGTAGCCCCTTTTATATGCCGGTATCGGCATACCGAAATACTCGTTCTGCTCGTCCGAGAGATACCCTTTTCCATTCTCATAATCATAGGAATAGGTTTCCCTGCACCAAGAAATCATATTTGCCGAATTGTTATACATAAGCTCAAGCTGCGGGGCAAATTCGACTATATTGTTTCTTGTGCTGGTGCCTGTTGCCAATAGCTTTGCTTTGCACCGCCTGAAACAGTCAAGCACGCTTTTTGCGGTTGCCGTTGAAGGGTTAGACATTTCATCGCTTTCATCGAAAACAAGCTGTATTTTCTGATTATGGAGCTTTACCCAACGCTTTACCTGCTTGCGGTATTTACTGAGAGCATTAAGGGTTATTATTACGAAATCGCCTTTTTTAATTTTCTCAATATCCGCAAGGTGCTGAACGAAAACATACGGCAATCCGAAATTTTCAAGCACCACATCCCAGTTGTTTCTTATGGATATGGCGGGCGATACCACCCAAGTGTTATGTAAAAACTGCTTTTCCATACGGTATTTGCCTACGGCTATGCCTGCAAGGGTTTTACCTGAGCCTTGCTCCCACTGGAGAAGTCCGTAACGCTTTTGCAGCATAAGGTTTAAATCGTGCTTTTGCACGGCGTTAAGACGGATTTCTTCCTCGTTTTCCGCGTCCCACAAAGAGAAGTCGTTTAACCATTCGGAAATTTCGCTGTCCTCGGTCATATCCGCAAAGGGTTGGCTTTGCACTATATACTCATTCTGCTTTCTGCGTATAAGTTTTTCATATCCCGGAAATTCATCGAAACAGCTTCCCGTGACAATATCGTACATAGGTATCGGCTTTTTCTGCTCCTCGGAAAGTGTTTTTACGGCTTTAGGGCTGTATCCCTTATACACAAAACCGTACTTCTGCTTTACAAGCGCCGTTCTGTCCTGTGCGGGCGGTGCGCTTTGCTTTTTTATAACATTTTTCAAGTACGCTATAACCTTTGCCTCGGTTATCCGCTTTTTGCACCATTCCTTATAATCCATATCTACGCTTTTTTCCTGATGCGCAAAACGGTAAAGATATTCGCTGCATTTGTTGTAATGCTCTTTGAGCTTTGGGTGGCACTTCACCTGATAAAGCATACTTTTAACCCTGTACTCGAATTCCGAGGATAAGGTGCCGTCCTTTGCAATCTCTCTTAAAATGCCGTACCTGTTTTTACGCAGTTCAGACTGTGCGGACGACAGAATATTTTCTTTAATCCAAGCGGCAATCTCATCGTAATTACCGTTTTTAAGAACCGTAAAGGACATTTCTTTTTTATACGGTTTAGTTTCCGTATCGGTTTCGGACTTCCGCTGCCAATACTGAATTTTCGTGTCATAGGAGTTTACTCCGGTTGCCGAAAAGGAATCGGCAGGTAAAGCAACCTGCCCCAAAAAGTTAAAGCGCTTTTCCATATCCGCAATATCCGAGCCTGCCATAAATTCATCCGACAAAAAATAATTCGGGACAATTACAGCCATTATTCCTTTAGGCTTTAAAAGCGCTGCGGCTTTAAGGCAAAAATACATTTGAGATTTTATTTCCGTACCGCCGTCTATCCACCATTTAAGATTAAACGGCGGATTTCCTATAACATAATCAAACCGCATATCAGGATTGTAGAGCCTTATATCGCAGTTTTCTATATTTGCGTCCGGATACAGAAATTTTGCCACCTTGTATGCCTTAATATCCGTTTCACAGCCGTACAGATTATGCTCGTTGGGAAGAAAATTAAAAAACGCGCCCGCACCGCAGGTAAGATCCGCCACGGTTTCGTCCTTTGACGGCGCTACACTGCTTACTAACAATTCAGCCAATTTCGGCGGGGTAAAAAACTGTCCGTTTTCAATATTCTTTTTTTCCTCACTGTAAGTATAATAGCTGTCGTAATCCTTACGGTTCAGTCCGTGCAGTCCGCCGTCGCCGGTATACGCATTATATACATCGTCACCGGTAATACCGTACTTCTCGGTTTCCTTGTTATCTATAAGCTTTAACAGCTTTCGGTTAAATTCTTCCCGATCCTTTTGCTTTACGGAGCTTTGGTATATTTTGTACTTCATTCCGCAATTCCTCCGCCATCGACCGAGCCGAGATATTTCTGTGCAAATTCGCTTGCATTTTGTTTGCTTGTGAATTTCACATCAACCCGCCCGTTTTTAAAGCATTTAAGACTTTTAAGCTTATTTTTGCCGTCGAATTCTGCTTCGGGGCAACTGAAACGGTATAAAATTTTTGAAATGGGATAGCCGTAATTATAAAACAGTCCCGTTTCATAATGCCAAAGCGCCGGTAAGATGTCTTTCATTCTCTCCCTGAGTTCCCAATTTTCACTGCTGTACCAATCGGTATAATTACAGAAATAATCTTTGAAACAAATTGTATCACCCTTTACTTCAAAACATCTTGTGTCGCGGATTACAGAGTTTGAAATGCTTTTTTCAATAATTTCATCCAATGCACGGTCTGCAAAGGTTCTGCCGTCAAGCTGAATTAAAATCCGATCCAATACATCATTAAAGCAAAGTGATAAATTATCCATTGTTATTTTCCATTCCCGACATCGCTCGTTATAACTTTTATCATTCTCGTAATCGTATTCGGGTTTCTTCGGAATAAGACTGTCCGCAATTTCATCACTTTCTAACTCAACATTGTATGTCCTGTTAAAATAATTCACAATGAATACAACAAAACGGCGGTGAATAGCATAAATTGCTTTTTCAATATTATCTGCCGAGAAATCCTTTATATTTGTATATCCGCGATATATCCGTTCTGCCCTGTCATAGTCACCGAGAATTTCATCCTGTGCCGTATTCATACTGTTACAGTATAAAACAAGTCCTTTTAAATCACTGAGCGCCGTTTCATAAGCCTTTTGATGCGTTTCGCCGTATTTCCGGTCTTCTTCGGATATTCGGTTATCCGCAGTCATATCCACATTTGCCAGTTTTTCAGCCAAATCCATTTTCATTCCTCTTTCCGTTGAAAACGGGCGCAGGAAAATTCCCGCACCCGTTTTTTATTTTATGCACACTCAGGCAATACCTCTGCCGCTTTAACAGGGCTTCTTTCGGGTGTTACCTTATACTCCGAATTCATTGTTTCAAAATGTGCAAAATCCTTTGTAAAAGAAATAATATTAACCACTTTAGAGGTCTGTATTATTCCTTTTGAGCAGGCGATATATGCAGATATACCTTCTTTCAAGGGAAACACAATATGCCCGCTTATTAAAACCAAGCTTTTCATGCTTTCATTTCCTCTCTTTTATCAAAGCAGCGTTTCAATAATCACATATGTATCGTTAAGCGCGCGGTTAATATCCCTAAATGTCATTTTTTCCGTCCTTGCGATATCGTGCATACGAAAGCCAGCGAGCTTCATACGGATTATGCGCATTTGCTTTTCAGTGATTGCAGACGCTAAAGAATGAAGTAGCAGGCTGAAATTCAAATCTTCCAAAAGCTTATTTTCTGCTGCTGTTTCATCCGTTTTTAAGGAAGCGTCATCTCCGCGCTTAATATCCGAAAGGCTCACGGTTTGGAAATCCCGTTTTTTGCGTTCAAGATATTTCGTATGATTAGATAACTCCCTTCGCATTCTTTTCCAAGCAACCGTTGAAAACAAATACTTTTGCAATTCTGGTTTCTCGCAATACTCCTGCACCGCGCAAAGATAGCCGAATATAACGACATCATAATATTGCGATTCGGGCAGATTGTATTCGTTTAAAAACTCAAAAACGAGATCGTGATTTAGCTCTGCTATTTGGCTTTGCTCTGCTGTTAACGGTTTCATCTTATATCTTTTCCTCCTAATAAAAAAGAGACGCTGTATTGCCACAGCATCTCTTTTAACACATTGCGGCAATGCCGCATTTTCTTTTATGCTACGCTGAACGAATCGCCGTCGTTCTCATTACCGTCGTCAATTTCGGTAAACGAGTCGATAGGCTCATTTCGTTCCTCGGTATTTATTGCGCGCTGCTCAAGCATTTCTTTAATGCCTGCACGTGCTTCAATCGCATATCTTTTAATTTCTGCAAGTTTTTCGCCGGTAAAATCTCCTAACAGCTTAAACACCGCAACCGCGTAATTATTTGGGCCGTTTGTTTCTTTTCTGAGTTCAATATGAATAAGTGAACCCCAGATCGGTCGGTTTCGCATTAAAAATGCCGATTGTACGAAGTTTGAGTATGCTTTAAGACTTGTAGGCGACAGCAGCAGGTTTATAGGCATTGGTTTTCCGCTTTCAAGAATATACAGACTGCGCATATTCTTACAAGCCTTGCCTTTACCGCCGTTCGGGTCCGATTCGTACTGGTTGTACGGACAATCCACACAGGCGCCTCCGGGAGTGCCGTAGCCTGTTTTGCCGTCCGGCGAGCTGCACACGGGTGAAGTGTTCATATCATACTCCGAGCCTTCCTCCCAATACGCGTTGGTATTATGGTTGTATATTAAAATACCCTCGATTGCGGGAACATAATCCGGCTTATCCGGACTTGCTCCCGGAATTTCAAACAGCGTTGACCCGCCACCCGGAATTTTAATTCTGGGAAAGGTCATCATAATACCCTCAAAATCGTTGAGATCGTCAATCTGCTGTTCTGCTCTTTCTTCGGTCATAGACGGAAGTACGAAGCTATCCAGCGTTGTTAAAGCGTTTTCATTTGTCATTTATTATTCCTCCGTTTTTAAGGCAGCGGTTACGCCGCCATAGAATTTATTCTGCTCCATTGTTTTTTAGGCATTGTAAGAATTTTATAACCTATGCTTTCAAGATCCGTTGCACGGTCATAGCTGTCTACATCCTGACTGAACCGCGTTACTGCGTTTGCAAGTCCGTAAAGCGATAAATCTCCGCCCTCTATAAGATGCTGCAAAACTCCCTTTTCCTCATTTTCGGTAATACCGAAGGTGCGGCTGGTAAGTCTTACAAACTCAGGCACACCAGCGGTATTCATCGGCGTAGACTTTGCGATACGCATATCCTCAACCGCCATTCTGAATCTTGTTTCGTCAACAGCCGCGCGCACAGAGTCCTTTATTTTTAATAAAAAGGCTTTATCGTCGGTTTCTACTGTTTCCTTTGAATAATAGAAAATTTCATTATCCGAAATTGTAGGGCCGAGGTGCGTTTTGCGGTTTACAGCGTCGTTTATAACCATTCCGTTTTCGCAAACGAGTCTGTATACAAGTGGCTGAATATTAACCGCTCCGAGGCCTACCTCGCTGTTGCTTATGATTATTCCCGCCTGAACCGTATCGCCGGGGGAAACATCATCAAACAATCGTGGGTTTAACGCCTTTATATACATCTTACCGGGCGTCAGGTTACAGCTTACAATCTGCACATCGGGTATTTCGGAAATAATCGGTAATGTCGCCTGTGCAATATCGTAGTTATCTATGCGCTTATATCGGTCGCTCAAAAATGCGCGTGCCTCGCCGTCAAGTGTGCGCAGCATTCGTCTGTCCTTAGAGCCTGCAAGCCATTCGTTTACATTTACGCTTAAAAGCTCCGGCTTTTCTTCCAGCATAAGATTATAATAATTCTGCGGTATGGATAAATAGCTTGCTAATTGCCTGTGAGCATAAACACCTATTCCGAGCGGAAGTATGCGGTCGTTGCCCTCTCCGTCAAATATTCGGATAAGCGGGCTGCCGTTTTCCGCGTCCATATACAGCTTTGAAGACTCTACGATATAGTCCTCCATAACCTTTTTCTGTCTGAAAATTTCGGCAGCTAATTCGTTAAGTGTTATTCCCTTTTTCATAGAATCACCTACCAGCTTACCGCCAAACCGTTATCTACGCTCTTTGCCGCTATTCCCGCGCCTGCGAGTACCTTTATAAGCCTCGGATAATACACTCTTTCTGGGAAGTCGGTAAGGTGAGATACCTCTACGGTTTTATCTCCCTGCTCTATAATGCAGCTTCCGTCGTCCCTTACTGTCAGAGTGTTATGCCCTCTTGAGCTTAAATCCGCTATAAGGTTTTTAAGTATAACGCGACCGTTCTTTTCAAACCATATCTGCGGATCTGTTTCGTTTTTCGGTTTTTCCGCCGTTTCATCTCTGCATTCGGTTTGCGCTTCCCCCTTAAAGCTGACGGCTTTAAGAAAGGTACATTCTATATTTGCAGAATTATCAAACGAAATATCCGCGAAGTTATAATCATCAACATTAAAAAGCCTTATTCTGCCTGTCTCACCCTCGGTTATAACCTTTTCGGGCGCGGCAGTTTCCCACTTCCATACAGCCTCCGGGTAAATACTTTTTATGTATCCCGTTATCCTGTGGTTTGCATTGCATAAAAGCAGGTAATAAAGCCTTTGCAGTTCTGCACCGTTACTTCCGCTGTGATTTTGCGGTTTTTTTCGGATTTTCCTTAAATTCCTGCGGTACTTATACCGTTTTATTACCGGCATTAAAAACACCGCAAAGGAATATGCTATCCAAAGTGCAAAAACACCCACAAGGAAAATGCGCTGCGTACTGCCTCTTAAAAAGCATATACCCGCTAAAACCGCCGCTGTGAGCACCGAAACCGATCCCCACAACCTTTGTAATCTTCTCATAAATTTTCCCTCTTTCTTTTCCGTAAAACAAAAAAAGAGGAACCGCTGCGTTTTTCTTTTAACACATACGGTTCCTCTGATAATCCGGGATATTCCCGACACTATTTTGTTTTAACTTTGTCCGTTATCTGTAAGATAACAAAATTTCTTTTCATTTTCTCCTTTCTGCCCGAAGGCTTTAATATCTATATAAAAAGCGCCAACTGAAAATTCCGCGCTTAAAAAAGCGGAAATTAAAGTCGGCACTTGATTACAAACTCATCATATATGTGCGATGTAACATAAAGCGTTACGGTTGCCGCATACGGCTTGCACAAAAATCAATTACAAAAGTATATTACCACAATATATTGTGGTTGTCAAGACTTGAATCACCTTATATATAATCCGATTTTAAAAAAATTTATTTTTAATTGAAGAAAAAACAGAATATTTCCCGTTTTTATAATTGTACGGGTTAAAAACCGGTTATGTACCTTGAAAATTTAATAAACTTCTATCGGGAGTTATACAGGGTTTACGGACAGTATGCCGTGATGATATGTCGGAGCATACCCATAAATTAAACAGTGCATAGCGCAGCCTGCAAATACGCGGTTGAAAAAGCGCAGGAAATGGCCCGGTATGAAGATTCAGTTTAAAACAATTACATTTTTTATTTAGGGCGGTTGTAAGGCAGTTGTTGATGTTTCAAGACGAAATTTGTATAATATACTATGTCGTGATAGAGATCAAACTGTATCTGTTCAACTGTCCGGAAGGGAGAAAATATGGCAGTTGAAAATAATAACAACTCTTGTCAGGCCAACGCCGAAAAAAGGACTTATTCTGTTCAGGAAATAGCTGAAATTTTACAGATAAGCAAGAGTATGGCATATGCTGTCTGTAAGGACGCACCTTTTAAAACGGTGAAAATCGGCAAATATGTCAGAATTTCAAAGCCTTCTTTTGATGCGTGGCTTGATAGTATGAATCAATAAAGGAGATACAGTCATGGCATCTATTATAAAGAGAAAAAAAGCATATTCCGTGGTTTACAGCTACACAGACGAAAGGGGTGAAACAAAGCAAAAATGGGAAACCTGTCATTCACACAAGGAAGCGTTGAAAAGGAAAGCAGAAATTGAAAATCAGCAATTTAACGGAACTTTTCTGCCTCCAAATAAAACCACTGTGTCGAGCTTTCTGGAAGATTTTGTTCGCACCTACGGTGTAAACAAGTGGGGCGTTTCTATGTATGACAGTAATACAGCCATTATTGCAAATTACATCAACCCGATTATAGGTGAGTTGGAAGTCCAGGCGATTACTGCACGTGTTGTAGACCAATATGTTCAAACGCTGAAGAAGACGCCTGCCGTTTCACGGGGCAGCAGAAAACCAAGCACCGAGTATGTGACGGATAAAACTATCGTTAAAATCATAAAATTACTCCGTTGCGCTTTTAAACAGGCTGTGCGATGGGAACTGATAGGTAAAAACCCGTTTGATAATGTGGTACTTCCTAAAACAGAATATAAAAAACGCGATATTTGGAATACCGATACAATACGCAAAGCGTTAGATGAATGCACGGACAGTAAACTATATATCGCAATGAATCTCTCATTTGCCTGCTCGCTTCGTTTGGGAGAAATTCTCGGATTGACTTGGGACAATGTTCATATTGAAGATGCGAACATCGCCGCAGACGATGCTTACATTTTTATCGACAAGGAGCTTGTGCGCTGCACAAAGCAAGCAATTGAAATGTTGGGAGAAAAGGATATTTACCACATATTCATTCCGCTTATGCCGAACACAAGCACACGCCTTGTTCTTAAAAAGCCCAAAACCGATTCGAGTATTCGTAAGGTTTGGTTGCCGAAAACAGTGGCGTATATACTCAGGGAATGGAGAAAGTCGCAAAATGAGCTGAAAGAATTTCTCGGTGATGAATATGCCGACTTTAATTTGGTTGTTGCGTTATCTAACGGCAGACCGTGTGAGAAACGCATTATCGAAAAGGAGTTTTTGCTGCTCAAGGAAAAGGCCGGACTTCCCAATGTGGTTTTCCATTCACTCCGTCATTCAAGCACCACATATAAGCTGAAATTAAATCACGGAGATTTAAAGGCAACGCAGGGCGATACGGGTCATGCGGAAATTGATATGATTACAAAGGTGTATGCGCATATTCTTGATGAAGACAGAAAAATCAACGCGCAGAAATTTGAAAGCGCGTTCTATTCTAACCCCGATTTAAGAAAAGTTGCGCCTCCGCCGGAAGAATCGCAATCTCAAACCGTTGACCTTGCGGCACTGATTGAGCAGTTGCAAAAGTCGCCCGAGCTTGCTAATACTTTGGCTTCGATCATCGCAGGTCAAAAGGCTTGCTAATGAGAAATTAGCAAATTTGCAGATTTCATTAGCAAATTTTAAAAAATCGTTCGAATCCAATTAGCAAACTTTTTTTAAGGTTCGGTAACAGAAAAAATTTGCGGTAGGCAGTAAAAGCCGCTTAATAGGCGGAAAAACAAAAAACGCCGCAAACCCTTTAAAATAAAGGCTTACAGCGGTTTTTCTGTGCCTGTACGACGAAATCGCACAATGCGTTTCAACCCTTAAAACAAGCACTTTTCGGCTCATTGCATATATCTATTCGTCTCTCATATTTGTCGGGACGAAATAGCACAATTCCCATTGTTTAATCGCATTGGTTTTCTTGTTTGTTATTATACATTAAATCAACCGTAAATGCAAGAAATTCATTTGCCTATGTAAAAAGCCGACAGTCAGACTGCCGGCTTTCATTTATACAGTTTCGGTTGCTTCTGTTCCGAATTTCGTTATCACCTTTATTGTTCCGTCCTTAAAAACTTTAATGCATTCCACCACCCTGCGAATCACCATATCGTCGTATTCGGAAAAGGATGTATCGTGACTGTCAAGCCAATCGCAAAGCCGCTTAATCTCGGAATTAACCTCTGTGCTTTTTTCAAGCTTTGCTTTGGCGGTTGCCTCTTGGTCACGAAGGGACTTGATTTCATCGGCAACCTTTTGGATACATTCAAGATACCTTGTTTTGTCACCGCCTGTATTGCGATAGCTTGCCATATAGTTTTCCATTTCCTTGGTTGCTTCTTTAATACGTTTTTCAATAGCGCCGAGATCGAGATTCGCTTCATCGCCCGTTACGGCATAAGCAAGATTGGCTTTAATCAAAGCAAGCGCTTCCGCATTTTCATTCATTGCTGCTTTAAGAGCGCGGCATATTGCGCTATGAAGTTTATTTTCCTCCAGCCCCTTTGAATACGGGCAATACTTTTTACCGTGCTCGATTCTGCTGAGGCAACGCCAATATATCCGCTTTTCATCACCCTGCGTCCAAGTTTTTCTCTTATACGGACTGCCGCACTCGGCACATATCAACAGCTCGGAAAGCGCGTATTTTCCGCTGTATTTACCGAGAGAGGTAAGTGTTTTGTCGGATGTTTTGCGTTTGCTGCTGCGCCGCACCAATTCTGCTTGTACTGCATTAAACAGGTCGCGGTCAACGATTGCGGGGTGATTATTGCTTACAAGATATTTTGTGCGCTCGCCGCGGTTGATTTTTGTGTGTTTGCTGATGCAGTCGGTACGGTAGGTCTTTTGGTAAATCACATCGCCGACATATTTTTCGTTGGTCAGCATTTTCCGAATGTTCTCTTTACTCCAAACCGGTTTTCCGGTCGGGGTTTTTATACTTTTGCTTTCAAGATATGCCTTGATCTGATCGAGGCTGTGTCCCTCATCATACATTTTGAAAATATTTCTTACGACCTCGGCTTCCTCCGGAATAATGCGCGGTTCTGTCTCGCCTTTTTCCTTGCGGTAGCCCAGCATATTAAATCGGCAGGCGTAGGTGCCGTTTTGCATACGTTTTCGTATTCCCCAAGAGATGTTGGCACTTATATTTTCACTTTCGGATTGTGCCATAACACTGTAAATGCCGATATAGGTTTCGCTGTCTTCCTTGAGAGAATCAATATTCTGTTCCTCAAAATATATGCCGATTCCCATTGCTTTCAGCTTTCGGACATAGCTGATGCTGTCCACAATATTACGGGCAAAACGGGAAACAGACTTCGTAAGGATCATATCAATCTTGCCTTTTTCGCAGTCCCGTATCATTTTAAGAAAACCGTCTCTCTTTTTGACCATAGTACCTGTGATGCCTTCATCGGCATACACATTTACAAAACGCCATTTCGGATTTTGATTGATATGCTCCGTATAATACGAGACCTGAGCGCGGTAGCTGTTAATTTGATCCTCTGCGTCGGTAGAAACACGGCAGTAAGCCGCAACATTCAGCGGACGGTTTGAATTTTTCCGTGAAGCAAGCGCCGGATTCGCTTCTATTTTAGTTACTGTTTTCTGTCTCGGTGCCGTCACAGCCGTTTCCATTGCTATTCTCCTTATCCTTTGAAATTTCCGCACCGTTTAGGAACCTTACGTTTACGGTGCCGTCCTTACTTACTATGATTTTATCTACCGTGTCGCGAAGTACCTGAAGATTGATTTCTTCGGTTATTTGCTTTTTACCGAAATAATAGGCAAGCACGGTATTAAAAGCCTTAGCTGTATCTAATGTGCAGCAGTCAAATTTATCCGATATATTTGAATATATGGCTTTTTTAATCGGCATAAAATCGCTGCTTTTTCGTTCTGCCATTCGGTCGGTTTCCTTTTCTGCCCGTAAAACCTCTAATGACGGAGCGTAGGTATTCTCAGCTTTGGACGGAACAATCAGTACATCAGGATTTTCAATTACTCTGCTGAGAACAGAGCGTATTTGACCGTAAAATACGGTATCGTCTATATAAGTATCGGACTTACAACCGCAGGTGCAAAACCATTTTTCACGGGTACTGCTCCAATTTCGTCTGCGGGTGAAGCGCCCGCCGCACTGCCCGCAAACGGTATGGTATTTAAAATACTTTTCCCGTTCGGAATCGATTTCCCTTGTGCCGCATTTTTTCAGCCGTATCTCGTTAGCTCTTTCAAATACCGCTTTATCTACGATAGCGGGGTACTCATCATCTCCCGTATAGTGCGGATTTTCAAGGATGCGTCGCACCATATGCTTATTCCAAACTGTTTTATCTTTGTAATATACGGTGTTTTCGGCAGTTAAGCGGTCGGCGATTTTCTGTAATGTTCCGCCGCTTATGTACTCATCAAAAATACCTCTTACAACCGCACTTTCCGTTTCGTTAATTAAAAACCGAAATAGATGTTTATTATATCCGTAAAGAAGCGTTCTCAGTTCCATATAATTTCCTCCCTCAGTTTTATACCGCACCTAAGCTCAAACACAAGGCTGTCCGGCATTACAGCCACCTTATTCACCAGCTTGTCAAAAATATTGAAATTGAAAAGAAGAATTGCCTGCGGTAATTCTTCAAGCTCCTGCATTGCTTCACGCAGCAGCTCAATACACCGTTCCTCCTCGTTATTGTTCATAAGCTTTATTCGGCGGCTTCTCAGCTCGTTTATGCGTTGCTTGATTTCCCCGGTCTGCTCAATGAAGGTGACCTCATCAATAATCTTTTGCGAGTGGAAGCGGACATACATAGCGTTTTGCTCGGCAAGTTCCGCAAGCTCCGTATCAATGTCAAGCACGGCAGAGCTGCTGTTGAAAAATGCTTTTCGCAATTCCAAAAGCTTTTGATAAGCTTCTTTAATGATAAGCTCTCTGTGCTGCTGCAATCGGTTATACATAAAAACAAAGCTCTTTTTGAGCGCTCCTTCCGATAGCGGGTGTGTTTTGCACCTTTGCCCGGCAACACCGTTTTTTGAACAAATCCAGGTCGGTTGACTGCCTACAATTCTCTTTTTGTATACACGACCGCAATCACCGCATATGAGCCTGCCTGCAAAATTTTCGATCTCCCGCTTTTGTCGCTTACCGTAAATCAGCATATTCCTGTCAAACATTTGCTTGACGGTATGAAATGTTTCCTTGTCAATAATCGCGGCGTGAGTTCCCTCAACATAATATTTCGGAACTTCGCCTCTGTTCGAAATATTTCTCAAGGGGAGAACGGGAGGAGTATAAGACTTTTGGTACAGGCTGTCTCCGCAATACTTTTCGTTTGTTAGTATATATCTGACCCTTTCCTTGACCCAAGGCTTTCCCGGCACGGAATCTTTATTCAAGTCGGCTACAATTTTACCGATTCCTTTGCCGCCTATATACTCTCGGAAAATTCTGATGACGATTTCCGCTTCCTCCGGTATGGGAATTAAGGTTTTATTCTCTGCCTTATATCCAAACGGAGCCGTATAATTATAAAACTCTCCGTTTTCCATTTTCATACGAATAGCTGTAGACACTCTTTTCGAACCCGACAGTGATTCGCTTTGTGCAAAGGCACTTTTAATGTATAAAATCATTTCCGAGTTCATAGTTTCGGTGTCTATGGCGTCATTCTCAAACAGAACGGTAGTACCGTAGGATTTCAGCAATCGGATGTTTTCAATGCACTCCAAGGAATTTCTTGCGAATCGGGAAACGCTCTTTACAAAAATACGGTCAATTTTCCCGAGGCTGCTGTCCTTTATCATACGGTTGAAATCGTCACGCTTGTTTGTGCTCGTTCCGGTTATTCCTTCGTCGGCATAGATATCCACAAGCTCCATATTTTCCGAACGGTTCAGAAAATCGTTATAATACTTGACCTGTGCAATAAATGAATTTTCCTGATCCACCGAGCTTGTGCTGACGCGGCAATATGCCGCTACACGAAGCTTTTTATCACCGCACAACCCCTTTGTCGGACGAATTATCTTTACATCCTTTTTAATTGCTTCCTGCATTTGTTTCACTCCCTGATGTTTCTTTTCAAAATTGTACGGCATAATCCGATATTTGTGAAATGTGCGATTATGTAGAATGCCGGAACCCCGGCATTTTAGGTTAATGAGAAAATGACGGGCAATTCTGCCTGCTTGCTATTTTCTCGTTGAGCCTCATAAAAACCCTTTCGTTAATAACTCCGTCCGACAGCATTTTTTTAATAATCGTGTAGGCGCTTATATAAATTGCTTCTTTGTTCGGAGCATTGTCTTTACAATCACACATAGGCACAGTCCTCACTGTTTATCCTTGTGTTTCAGCTCCGGCAGCGCTTTATCCGATTTTGCGTTGTATGCAAGCATAATCTGATGCGCGAACCTGATGTTTTGCGGATGCTCGCAGTCGGTGATAATTTTGTTACGAATGGAAATCGGCTTTTTGCTTTTCAAAGCCGCAATAAGTACAGATCTGTCATACTTACCGTTATAAAACTGTACGAACTCGGTGATTGCCTTTACGATTTCATAGCGCAAAGAATCCGGCTTGCCGTTCCACGCCTCAGCAATAATGCTCAACGCTTCAACATAAAGCTCTTTTCCAAGCACCCTGTAAGCGTTCAAGGCTGTGCTGACGCAGGCGATATGCTTTTTGTGCCGCGTTCCTTTCACATCAACCGAAAGTCCAGCTTCTTCTGTTGCGCGGCAAAATGCTTTTGCTTCCTCATCCTCGCCGTATAGGTTGGCTCGTAGTCGTTCACCTGCGCTTGGCTTTGACGAAATCCCGGTTTGCTTGGCAAAGAGCAATGCTTCCTCCTTTTCCGAAAGGCCGTAATACACCTTACAGAGAATTTTTACCGGATTGTTGTCGTTCATTGCTTCGCGGGCAAGAATGGTGTGCTGACCGTCAAATACATGGTAAACGCCGTCGCGCAGGCTTACCTTCGGCTCATTGGCGATTCGTTCATCCCAGGAAGCAACAATCTGCGTTATTTTATCGTTGTGTTGTTTTCTTTGATAAACATTTCTGTCGATCACAAGGCGTTCGCTGTTGATTTCCATGAGTTTATAAAGTGGCTGCATATCTGTTTTCCTCCAAATTTTTAATATAGTCCTTCAGCGGTTGTATAATTTCTTTGACCTGTACAACATATTCCGGCAAGGTCAAGAGTTCGGGAAAATAGTCGAGACAAAAGTCCATAGAACTGATGACCTTTTCTATTTCACTCTCAAAGGTCATCAGCATATCCTGCGGCGTGATTTTGTTTGTGTCTGAGGGAATATGAGTTGCATCGCACATTCGTATTGCCTTCATCAAATCCCGTTTGTTCTTATTTCGGGCTTTTTCTTCGGGAGTCGGTTCTTTATAAAGATTTTCCGCAAGCTGTCTGCGTTCCTCGGCAGGAGCTTTGGCTATAGCTGCAACATCCGCTTGCTTCGGCTTGATTTTCCCGGAGGTAATGTCCTTTGTGACACCCGGCAATACTTCTTCGGCAGCGTCAACACCGTCAACGAATTTTTCGGCACGCTTGACTGTCATGTGCGACACATTAAGTTCACTTGCGATTTTATCTGCCGTGCTGTTTTCATCTGGTAAAGGAACATTTTGTTCTTTTACCAACTTTCTGTGTTGGTTTCCACGAAATCCATCAGAAGCGCCAAGTGATGCTTTTTCGGCCTTATATCTTCTGCCTATCAGCATCTTCTTTTGTGCATCGTTAAGATTTCTTCGCCCAAGCTGATTTAGGCAGATCCATGATATCGCTTCGTATCTGTTTTCAAACTCTCTCTTGTTGATCCGATACTTAATTTCGGGATGTTCCTTTAGAATCTTGTATCGGTGGTGACCGTCAACAATAATGTTGTTCCAAACCACAAGCGGATGGTAAACCTCGCCGTCGTTTAAAACGCTCTCTTTCAGAAGTTCAAATTCTTCGTCGGTAAGCGGCGGAATAACGCTTTCAAATTCTTTATCAATAATTAAATCCGAAATATTCATTGCTTACACATCCTTTACCAACGAAAGACTTATCTCAAGACTGTTGTCGATTGCTCTCATTTCATCCTGCGTCAGCTTTCCGACCTTTTTAATCAGCCGCGTTTTATCCAGAGTTCGTATTTGCTCCAAAAGAACCTGTGAGTCCTTTTCAAGCGCCGCATTGTCCAGCGGAACATGGGTCGGCATATTTGCCTTTTTCCGTGTACGGCTTGTAATGGCGGCTACAATTACCGTAGGGCTGAATTTGTTTCCGACATCGTTTTGCAAAATAACGACCGGTCTTTTTCCTCCCTGCTCGGAGCCTTTAACGGGATTCAGATTTGCAAAAAACAGATCGCCTCGATAGATTTTTTCCTGTGTCATATATTTGACCTCCTATGTTTTGTTATGTAACGGGAGCCAATGTTCCCGATGCGCAATGTGTATTACGAACAGCCGGGTTCGCAGAGGATAAATGCAAGGTAATCGAAAAAAGCGTCCTCGATAACCTCATTTAATTTCAGCTTCATACAGTACCTGAGAAAGCAGTAAATAGCTTCATAATCGTCGCGAACCTTTATTATTGTTTTTTTCCGCGTAACCGGGTGGGTAAAAGAACATTCCTCGCCCTTGAACCAATTCACAAGGTTGTCGTTTTCGTCAAGAAAGC